GAGTTAGAAAAACATAAAAGAAACATAAAGTGATACAATGTCTGATTTGGATGATGTAAGGAAAGATGTGGTCGCATTAGGTGATTCATTAAAATCCTTAGAAGAAACTGCATTTGAAACAGGTGTTCAGTTTAAAGGCTTTACAAAAAGTTTAGTTTCTGCCGCTTCAAATGCTTCTGATGCTGGAAAAACATGGACTACATTTAGTCGTTTAGTGTCGGGTAGTCCTTTATGGCGTGTTCAAAATAAATTTAGAGCGTATTTGGAAATTCTTGCGGGATTTGAAAAAAGGTCGCAAGCAAATGCACAAGCACAATTAAATCAAGCAAAGGCAGTTATGGAGAACTTTGAGGCTTCTAAGAAATTAAATAAAATTATTAAAAAAAGAACAGGCTTAACAAATGCAGAACTTAAAGACACTACTGCTTTTAAAGAAGAAATGGAAAAATTAACTGAAAACTATAAAGAACAGTTGAAATTGATGAACAGGTATAGCGACAGACAAATTGAGCATTTGACAAATTTGAATAAAAGACATAGAGAAACAAAGGCTTTAGCCCATGCTCAAAAGGAATCAAAAAAAGAATTTCAAGAACAAATTAAAGAAACGAATACTTACAATTATATTCTAGAAGCAAGTGGAGATAGTCAAAGAGCATATTCAGTTGCATTACAATCTGTTTTAAATAAACAAAAAGTAATGAATAAAGAAACACAAAAACAAAGAGTTGCCTTAAAACAACAATATGCCTTTGACCAAAGTAGAATTAAAACAATAGAAGAAATTACAAAAAGAAAGGCAGAAGAATTAGGTCTAGACAAAAAAGCCACTAAAGAAAGAATTAGGGCTGCAAAAAGATTTGAAAAGAAAAAAATGAAAGGAGAACAAGATAGCGCAGTTGCGGGAGAAGCAAGAAGAGGAATAAAAATGCGCTTTGAATCAACCTTTGGTAAAAAACAATTATTAGACCAAACTAAAGGATTGAAACTTGCTCTTGCTCCAATCTATCCACTTATAGGATTAGTTAAACTCGCAAAAGGCCAAAGAAAAATCTCATTAAAAGCACAAAAATTTGCAAACTCTATGACTCCAGTTCTAAATCTAGCATTTAAATTCTTTGTCTTTGCTATTATGGGTATTTTTGCATTCTTAATATTTATCAAGGGTGCTTATGAAGTTTTCAAGATTTTAAGAGAAATGGGATTAATTGAAGAATTAAAAGAATTTTTCTTTACCGCTTGGGAGATAGTATCAGGAATTATAGGAGTAATAGGTAAATTTATTTCTGGAGATTATAAACAAGCCCTTAAAGAACTTGGGCCGCTTTTAGATAAACTCTTTATTCTTGCTTTAGATGGTTTAGGATTGCTTGCTAAATTAGCATGGGAAACAATTGTTGCTACTTTTTACATAGTAATGCAATTTTTGCATGATTTAATCTTTGACGAGAATTTGCGAGAAAGAGCAGTTAACATAGGACTAAAAATAGGAAAGGTATTATTAGCCGCTTATTTAGTTAAAACGCTTGCATTAATGGCACTACAATTAGTTGCCACTTATGCTGCACCAGTTCTTTTAGGAATATTTATTTTAGCAGGTCTTTATTCTTTGGCTAAATTTGCATATAATAGATATGCTATGCAATTTGTAAAGCCGTTTCATAAATTCTTTGACTTTATTACAGACTTAGGAACATTCGTTAGAGATAAATTAATTGATATAAAAGACTTTATCAAAGACTTAAACCCATTTTCTGAGGGAGGAAGAGTTAATTCTGATTTCCAATTAGTCGGAGAAAAAGGCCCAGAAATTGTAAAAATGCCGAGAGGCTCTACTGTTTACTCAAATGCAGTAAGTAAACAAATGATTTCAAAAGGTTCTAATACAGTAGTCAATAACATGAGTATTACAATAAATGCTAGAGATACTTCTGATGCAGAACTAAGACGCATCGCAGATAAAATTGGAAACATGGTTAATAACAAAATTAACAGAAGAACATCTTCAAGAACATTAGGGTGATTAAATGGCGGCTTCAACACATTATGTTTATTTAAAACTGCAAAGTTATGCAGGTAATATTGAACAAAATACTATACCACTAAGAGCAACAGGAGTTTCTGTTTCAGTTTCTAAAACTATTCCAGCGTTCCCTGTTCCTTTATCTGGTATTGCAACAGGTGAGTCTATTACTGCGGCATTAGATTTAGGAATGGCTACAAAAAATATCTCAATTAGTGGTTTTATAGTAGATGATACTATTACTAAAGTTTTTGATGGAACTGCTACAACAAGAAAATTTACTGCCCATGAAATTGCACAAATGATTGCATCGGGTGTTGATTCAACAGGATTAGCAAAAAATCAAGCGTTTTCAGAATTAGTTGTTCTTATGCCATCTTTTGTTGCTAGTGATTATAATTATCGAGGAACTTGTAGTATTGCTGCACATAAAAATAAAACAGATTGCGAAGAAGCAGGTGGAACTTGGACACAAACAATAAATGAAAATTCTGATAGAGAAGATGGAATTAATGTTCCTTTAATGTTTGGTTCAAGAGGTGGCGCACTTAGTTTAGATAATGTAAGAGTTCCATTACCATTGACTACATTTCCAGATAGTGATACAGAAACAGGAATCACGGGATTCGTAAGAAGTTTTTCATATGAAATAAATGCAGATGCTTATGAGATTTCATTCAGTTTAGAATTTGAAGCGGCAAACATCTTCCCTTGAGGTGAATTAAATGTATCAAGTATTAGCAGGTAAGAAAAGAAGTTTAGTCTTCCCTGTTATGTGTAATGGGTTTGTTAAACTAGATTATTCAGATAATGTGGCTGATACAAATAATGATAATGATTCATCAAATGATATTGGATATGGTTTATTCGACCATGAGGGTTCATTTACATTTGAAGCAATTATTACTCCGTATGATATTAATGGATATGGTCGTCAAAGCGTAAGCGGAACTATTCCTAGTTTTACTTCAAGTAAAAAGATAATGCCATCAAATAGTCATCAATCCACTCCATCAAATTACCAAAGTGAACTTTATCTTCCTGTCAATGGGGGAAGATTAATACATGAAATGTTAATATATTCAAGCGATAAGTTTTCTGTATCATTAGTTAATGCTACATCTTTTAATGAAAACCAACCTGCTGAATACAAGATAAAGGTTTCAATGGACATCGGAGGAACATCAGAAGATTTTATCACAACAAATGCAGTTATTACCGCTAATAAAAATTCTATGTTTAAATGGGGGTCATCTTCCGATAATGAAGGTTTTGATATTAATGGCCGAAGAGTATTTGATTTGTTAGGCTCGACCACCTCTCATAGTGGGGCGGTGATTGGCCTTTCTAGTTCAACGGAAAATTATTGCCATGTAGGTCAAGAACTCTTCATTAGAGATGGCTTTACATTCACATCTATCGGAACTGTCGCCAGCATCAATGGAACGACGAGCGTTACCCTCAACGCTTCATATTCTCCAACCCTGAGTAATGGAACAAAGGTATTTATTCATTCAAGAAAGGATGCTTCTTATATTAACAACACTTATCATATTGCAGTAGTTCATAACCAAATAGAAAATGAAATAAAAATCTTTTTGAATGGTATAAGAGTTTTAGATTCTAAGCATACTCAATCAGGAACATTTGCTTTTACAAGAACAGATAGTTTTATTGGTGCTACGGGTGCTGGTGCTACTGGGGCTAATTCAGCAATTGTGAATAAACAGTTTATGGGAGAAATGCATGAAATATCAATACTTAATATTGCAAAAGCCACTAAATTTCCAAACAAACAAACTTTACTACCTACTTTAAGCAACACTTTACTTTATCTTAGATTTGAGGAGATTGATTTATAATGGCAATCAAAGTCTTTCAAAAAGGTGAAACTGATATTGCCCAAGCAAATGGGTATAATACTCCTACTAATCCTCTAATTGAATCGAACACTAGTTTTAGTTCTACGGATAGATTATTTACTTTAATTTATCCAGATGATTCTACATCAAGCGAAACCTTTGTAGAAGTTGGAACATCGACAGAAAATACAGAAAGAAACAATTTACAAACTACAAAAGGATTTAGAATTAAATGTTATGATTCTCTCACTACAACAGGTGTTCAATTAACGGGCGGTAATTATGATAGTGATTACCATTACTTTGTTTTAATACATTCAGATGACCATTTAAAACATCATTTTGCAAGAGTAACAGACATCATTACAGAAGATGTCGCTGGAGATGCTTTTGAATTTACTCCAGCATTAGGTAAAGAAATACCTAAAGATACAAAGTTTATGTTATTTAAAGGCCCAATTAAAACTACTACTGCTATTGCTTTTTCAGCAGGAATTAAACAAGACCTAAAAGCCTCCCTTGTTGTTTCATCTCCTTTGTTTCATTTGTTAGAATCTTCTCTAAATAAGAAGAATGAATTAGACCATAATACTAAGTATTTTGTTAGGTTAAATAAAACAGATAGTGGGGGAACGACCACGCTAGATTCTAGTTCAGAACAATATACTTTTATTACAGAACAGGAGTTTTCAAATAAAATTTTAGATTATAGTAAATACTCTATGCAATTAACATTGGTTGATAAATTAAAAGATTTAGACAACCCAAGCACACATACTTCTAATGAAGGCAACACCATTAACAGTTTAGATTATACTGATTATGATGATGCATTCCCTAATGCTAGAAGAGATAGTGATGATTTAATAAATCCAACGTCTGTCATTGTCAATGAAGGCCCGATTAGATATTTACATTATGATTATTCTCCAGTTAAAGTTAATGTATTGGACAATGTATTAGATAATAAATTAGAACAGTCTATTGGAAATCGTGGAGGTTTTTGTGAAACCAAGATTATGAATCCTAGCAGAATGCTTACAAGTAAAATTAAAGAATTTGATAAGTATAGAGTTAGACATAGAGTATTTACTGGAGATTTAAATGAATTCGTTGATATGAAAATTACATTAGGTTCTCTTATTACAACTTTTAGCGATGCTAGATATAATTTAATAACTGATTATTCTGATGCAACTAATTTTATTAATGTAGGAGATGAGATTAGGATTGGTAATAGAATTTTAATATGTGCGATTATTACATCTTCTGTAATTAAATTTGAAGAATACAGTAGATTAGAAACAGAATCTTCCTTTACTAATTCTACAAGTTTAACTTCTTTAACAGGAACACTACAAAGAAGAGCATATAATTATCAAGATAATACAATTTTAACTTCATTCAACTTACTTGCTGGTAGAAGTTCTGAATTGTATGTTAAAACTATGTCAAAAGATATGGAGTTTATTGAATCATCTGTATCTGCTGTTGATGCTACTCATGGACTAATTACATTAAGTTCTAATTCACAAAGTTATTCTTCTGATTCTTCTCTTAGATATTCTTTAGGTTCTTATCATATAGAAATAGAAAGATTTACTGGAACAATTGAAAAGGTTAATTCATATAAAGAAGGTTCGCAAAACTTTGTAGAACTTTCTGGAAGAAGCGATATTAGTAAATTATTTGGGCCAATTATTAATAAAGATACTGCGTTTTCAGAAGATATTATTTATTCTACTTTGAGTCCGTATAATACATTAAGTGAAATAAGAGCATCTAATTATACAATTGCTTTAGGAGGAACTACTTTAAATACAGGAGTTATTGCTAGTTCTCTAACAGTTATTCCAGTAGTAGGAGATAGATTATTTACAGTAAATGGATATATAGGTGAAGTTACTAATGCAGTTCCTGATGGTTCAGCACATTGGAATTTAACATTTACTCCTGCTATAACAGAAGTTAATACTGAAAGAGTATATGTAGAAACAGATAAAAATTATATTTTCAACAAAGCATTAAGTTCATCTCATCTTGCATCAGTTAATCCTACATCTTTGACTGGTTCTGCTGGTAAAGGAGTTTTCTTTACAAGTGGTAAAGAAATTACAATGTCTGATGGTTCAGAAGGAAACGATTTGGTTGGAAGTAGTATTAATACGAATCCTAAAGCAATTGGCTATCATATTAACAGTCCTGTATCAATTAAAAACGATAATGCTTTTCAAGCAAAGTTTGTAGATGAAATTGGTAGCGAATCAAATTCTTCTTTCGATACTGTTAATACTTTAATTGACTTTGAAGTGGTTAGTATAGAAAAGAAAGAAAATGAATCAACGATTGTTTTAGCACCTTATCTTCCTATTACTTTAGGAAGAAAATTACCCAATTATGGAAATAGTTCTTCCTATACTTTAACCGAAGAAGCAACAATCCAAAATACTGTTATTTCAGGTTCTGCTACTTGGAATGACCTTTTAGAAGCAATTATAGAAGTAGCGACAGACGGAATTAAAGATTTTGATTTTGGTGATGCTGTTTTTATCGGTGCTGATTCAGATTCAGCACAATTTGCAGGATATGTTGTAGATTTTATTTTTGTAACAGGTCAACCTGATTATGGGCCATTACTTATATTAGACCGTAATGTTTCCCCTACTACTGGTCATAAAGTATTTTCAGTTGTTAAAGACACCCATGATTTATTTTTTGTTAATGGAAAACATCTATGGGGAGGTAAAATTCTAACAATTCCCCATCCAAAAATTACCTCAAGTGGTGCAGTTCCAGTAAATTTTGAAAATATATACGCTTCAAATACAGATATTGCAAAAAAATATGGTCAAATGTATTACAAATTAATAAGTGTGGCTGATGGTAATTTTAATTTATTAAATTCAAAATCAAATATTTTTTCTGATGCTCAAAATAAAACATATGAAAACGTTTCTAAATTAAAACACCATGCTATATCTTATAAGTTTTCACCAAAACTTGCTTCAGATAATACAAATCAATATGATAAAACAGGAACAGGCGATGATATTCAGATGGATTTAGATATGAGAGGCTTAGATTCTGCTTATGGTAGTAATTTTACTGGACAAAATCTAAGACTACAACGAAGTTTAGGACAAAATAAATTTCCTCCAGAATTTACTGCTAGTGGATTAACAATTATCGAAGAGTTAAGAACTGATTTAGACCAAAAAGACACTTCTGCTGCAAGTCTTTTCTTTTACATAAATAGCGATATACTTCCATATTCTTCTTTAAGAAAAGATAGTATTATGAGTTCCAATAAAACAATCAATAACTATAATTTGTTTTTAATGCAAAATAAAAAGGCAGTTAATGAAGAACTAGAATATACCGATACCAGTTCAGGAAAAATTAAAAACATAACAGATAATTCCTTTCAATCAATTACACTTAACTCAGATAAAGACCTCAGTTCTCTTAAAAGATTTGGCATAATGAGATTAACAGAACTTTGTTTTGATGCACACTTTAATCCAATAAATCCAGAAAAACCAACAGTAGATGCTAAAAATTATGTTAGAATTCGTGATTTCAATGCATATACTTTTACTGATACTACAAATACGATTCATGTTGCTAATAGCCTTAGTGCAAGCGCAAATCAAATTGTTTTAGATACAGTAGGAAGCACACCTGCTAATGGTGAGAATTATTATGATTCAGATTATAGGCTTATAGGGGAAGTTGATTCTTACAATTCGGGAGCAAAAACAATTACTTTTACAAGCGCTACTCTAAGAAATAGTGAGAATACATTTACTTCGGGTAGTCTATTTAAAAGAACAGGAAAATTAGATGTAAATTTAAGAGGAACGAAAGATTCTGATACTTTTATTACTAAAGATAGAAGTCATATTCAAAGAGGTGCTTTAATTACTCAAAACTATGCTAGTCATGCTAATGATTTTTGGGCGCAGAATACAGATAATCATAGCGTGGTATTTAGTGGAGATGCTGTGGATAGAGTTGTTTTACCTTTTAGATTTAATTATAGTAATTCTTCTGACTTAACTGCTAGTAATAGGCAATTTCCAAGTAGAGTATTTAGATTCCTTTATGAAGCACCTGCTCATATGTTTGACCAATGTAAAGCGGTTGTTTTAGATACATATACAATAGAACAGGGAGGATTAGTAACAATAGAAGAAGGTTTAGCAATACCAGCAGGAGGAATAAGAGTTTATCAATTTGATGATGCCGTTGATGAACATACTGACTTTTTTATATTAAAAAGTGGGCTTAGAACCTTTGGAACAGAATTTCCTCAAGATTATCCGAGTGTTACTGGATTAGTCGCATCTGGAAGTAGTAGTTATGAAGCATCTGGAGCAAATTTATGTTTTTGTCCAAGATTACATTATGATGCTATTGACCATGATACTGCAACTACTGTAAATTCATCAAATGGAACATTACATTCAGTCGGATTAAAAGCGATGACTTCGGAAAATGGTTGGTTAGACTTTGTTGATATAACTGGTTGCTACTTAGTTTCTGAAGCAGGTTTTGATACTGATTTAAAAGCAGCATCAACAAGTGGCGGTGGGGCAACCATTGATTCGAGAAGAATGGATAATGTTATTCCAGAAGATATTATTTATGTTCTTTCACACGAAATTAATAATGATGGTTCGGTTAGACATAATTTAACTACTGATAAGGCATTAACTAATAATAGGTCATATAGAATTATGAAACCAAACGAAACTGCTTTCTATAAAGAATCACCAAAGAAAATTTCTTTAAATATGCTATCTCCAAAATATACTAAAAAGGCAAATTCAAATGAAATGTATTCCCCTAAACAAGACTATGCTATTAAAGAAGGCTCAAGAGAAAAATCTGATTCAGGTTTAGGGCCAATACAAGAAGCAATTTTATCAATGTATGTTGCAGTAGATTTAGACAAACAAAGCAGTAGTGAAGATTATATTGTAATGAGAAAAGCAAAGAATTTTACAGATATTTTATCTGAAGGAAATTATACATTATATATGTCTGATGGGGAAAATAACCAATCTACTTCAATAACAGTAAGTGAAAATACAGATTTTACAAGTGAAAAACAAATTATATTAGAATTTGGTAGCATGAAAGAAATGCATGGAATTGTTAGCGTTTCTGAAACATTTACTGTAACTTCAAATGAAACAATAGAAATTGAACCTACAAGAGCCTGTATAGGAACAACTGCTACAATTGCAAACGAAACAGAAGAACTTATCAATGAACTCATGGAAGAAAATGACATAGTATTCGATTTAGAAACACAAGACTATCCTCTATACTTAGCACCTAATTATCAAGGCGTTGATTTGTTTTCAGCAATTAACTTCTTACTTGAGCAAAAAGATTTAACCCTCTTTGAAGAAAATGGAACATTTAAAATTAAGGACAAATTAGCAAATGATTTCTTTAAGGGTGTTATTCTTAACGAAACAGGAGAATATCAGATATTTGATTTTGAAGAATCAAAGAATATGTTTAACTTCTATAATCAAATTACTGTCTACGGAAGAAACCATAAGAAGGTCAGAAAGGATATTAGAAGCATCAATGATGTTGGTTTGAAAGCCTTTGAAGTATTTAACGCTGAACTTACAACACAAGAAGATGTAAATAAAGAAGCATCGGCATTACTTAAATTACATTCTTCATCGAATAAGAAACTAAAGATTACTGTTGGGCATTCTAAAATTTCACAAATTAAAGTAGGGGATATAATCAATGTTGAAATACCTAGAGAAAATATTCCACTTTCTGAATATATGGTATTACAAATAGAGTATTTACTTACTGGATTAATGGTATTAGAATTAGGAAAGTATAGCAAAGGACTAGAAGATAGATTTGCTGATTTAATTATACAAAACAAAAAGATTAATTCTCGAATAAGAAACCAATCTTTTAAGGAATCAGAAAGTTTAGATTTCTTAGAAGAAGTTAAAATTAATCAATTAAAACTGTTTGTTAGAAAGAAGGTATTTCCAACCACAGGCTTCCCACTAGGATTCTCGATACCATTAAATACAGGAACTTCTCCTTTTGGTTTAGCAAGTGGTTCAATAACATACGAAACTTTAGTAGATGAGGAATTAGAATGATTACAGACAAATTAAAAGAATTAGTAGCAACAAACATACAAACTACCATAAACAATGGTAAAATAGGACAAGGGGGTAATTCAACAAGTCCAGCCGCTACAACCTTAGATGTTCCATTAACAGTATCGACTTCAACATTTGCTGCGATTAAATCAGACACAAACGTAATTGAAGTTCAAGCAATTTTTCAAGGTTCTTCTGCTAACATGACAGGAAAGGTAATTAGAGAATTTGGCATTTTTGATTCTAGTTCTAACCTTTTAGCAAGAGTTAATTTTGATGGCGTTGGGCCATTTTCTTCAAATGAAAACTTAGAAATATTTTTAACATTAGAGGTGGAATGATATGGCAGATAATAACCCATTTTTTATAAGCACAGAAGGAACAGGAATTACCTTTGGTCAAATTGACGATTTAGTAGATTTTCCTCATTCAGGAATTATTAAAGCATTAAATCAAATGACAAAAGGAAACTTTGCATTAAAAACAACTAATGGTTTCAACATTACTCAAAGTTCATCAGACCCAATTATTACTGTTGCCGCAGGGCAATACTTTAGAGATGGGCAAAAATATTCTGCATCTCAAACTACGTTTAATGCAGCCGCTTTTACTGCTACATCTGATAATAGTTATTATTTAATTGTAGTAGATTCTTCAAATGTTGTTAGATTGAGAGTTCCTACTGCCGTCAATAGAGTCGCTCAATTCACGGCTGGAGATACAATTATTGCTATGTTGGAGTATTCATCGACTACTTCTAATGGTGCAAGAAGAGTTCAATTCTTTACAACTGAAAAAGCAACTAATAGTTTAAGTTTAGGATATGATTCATCAGGATATACTGAAATGTCTAAGATAACTGCCGCTTCTGGTGGAACAACAGTAGAAGTCGCTGCTACTGGTGGAGATTTTATTATTGATAATACAGATGCAGATAAAAAAATTATTATGCGTTTAGGTAGTGATGATGCTAATACTGACTTTGAAATAAGAAATAATTCTGATGCAGTTAAATTTGCAGTCGATGGTGCTGGAACTATAACTGGAGCATTATCGACGAATGCATTAGTAAGATACGGTTTAACTGCCGATGAAACTTTATCTTCTGCTTCAAGATATACATTCGATAGCGGTGATTTCACAGCATATGCGGCAGATACCAATGCAGTAACCTTTTCGGGTGAAGACATTACATTAAAAGGTGCAGGTATATTTGAAGTTAATTTATATGGTTATTTTGCAGCAGATACCGCAAATGCTAATTTAGAATTTGATTTATCAATAGGTGATGGAAACCAAAGCAATAGATATGCATATTACAGAAATATCATCAATTTGAATCATGTTGTAAGAATGGCACAATTTACTACTGCTACTATTAAAACAACTGGAGATACAGTAATCAAGTTAAGTGGTTATATGGTTTGGACAGGGGCTAATTTAAAATTAGTTAATACTGGAAGTTCTGACCCTTATTCTAATAATACGCCACAATATACTGGATTTACAATAAGGAAGGTGGCATGATGGGTTGTATGAAAGAGTTCTTAGAAACAAATTATCCTTTAGTGGATTGGATAGACTTAGCCCCATTTATATTCAAAACTATTAAAATAAATGGAGTAAGGACTGTTACTCTTATTGGTGCTAATTGGCCGAGTTCGACATATCCAACTCCGCCAACACAAACAGAAATAACTAATTGGCATAATTCGTGATTATATGGAATTAATAGCGTTAGCAATAATAGCCTTTATTGCAGGTTTTCTATTGACTTGGCTCGGAACAATAGATGAAAAATGGTAAATTTGAAAAGCCAAAAAAAAGAGGGAAGGCGACCCAAAAGAGCCACCTTCCCTCAAATAGTCTTAATTGACCAAATTTTCTGACATTCCCGACATTCCCACAACTTAACTTGTTCGGGAGAACCTACATAAAAACCCAATAGACGCTTCGCTAACGTCTTATTGCCACAATACGGGCATTGTTGTTTCAATCCCATTACTGTCCATCTTCCTTGTTTCTCATCAATCTTCTCATGTAATCTTCGACGCTATCATCGGTGATATTAGTTCCACCGAAAGCGGCAAAGAAAAGCAATAAGAGAACTGTTAAGAAAACAAGAAGAAAGAACCAATCCCAGCCTTCCATTACCATTTCACCTCTAATTCTACAAACTTTTCTTTATCGACAGAAAATGCTTTGACAATCCCATTGTCTTGACCATACTTCCAAAGGTCATAGACTAATTGAGTATCTTTCATACAATACTCAACAACCTCATCATATTGACCTGCTTTCCATAACTTAGGAGCATCAGCACTATCCATGAGTTTAAAATCATTCATTGTGCATTTAACTAAATTACTTAATGGGAATCTTTCGCCATGTTTTTTGGTTAAGATTCTGCTAGTATCAATATATCTTTTATCTTCTAGATATTGCTTAATACAATAAATATCCATAGAGTCCTTCAGAATGGGCAAATCAAATGCAGCAATATTATGTCCCAATAATACTCCACCTTTCTGAAAATGCTCGTCTAAATCATACTTTAGTTCTCTTAAAGATTTTACAATATGACCAGACTTAGCAAAAGAATCAACGGGTTCATCGACATAAACAGTTCCAGTATTCCCATCCCATGTAGCGACTGTTGATACTTGAAACATATGAGTATTACCGAAACCGCCTATGTCATACGACATATTCTTTGTTTCAATATCGAGAGCCATTACTGACATTTATCTCAATCCTGCGACCAAAGTTTAGAAATCTTTTCTGTTTCTTTATCTACTTTAGGTTCTTCATCAATATCAATTCTTCGCTTTAAGAAGCAAACAATATTACTGCCCGCTACTGTTAGCATAGAACAACATTCCCAACCATCAGCACCATATGTATCTAATGATTCTATGATTATTTTTGGCCCTTTTGATACTTCAAACACTAGGTATGTATTTTCCCATTTCATTTCTTTTCCTCTCCTTTAAATTTAATAAATACTGCTCGGCCTTGTTTTTCTATTTCAAATAGGTTTTCAATTGATTTAAAGTAGTTGTAAACACTAGCCTGACTTTTCTTGCTTTCTCTTTTCACTTCTGATAAGAAATCCTTTTTACTTATGAATCCGTCTTCATCCTTTTCCATAGCAACATAAACAGTCTTAAATGTGCTTAACATTGACTTTTCAGCAACCGAAGTTCGACGGGTTCGGAGGCTACGTTCAAGCCATGCGACAAGGGTTATATAACACTTTTCGGCAATCTGTCCTGCTTGTTCGACGTTTCTTGCGGAAACAATGAATCTCTTGCTTTTATCTTTAATACTTCTTGCTTCAGCAATAGAGCAAAGAACTGCCATCTTTTTAAGATTCTGATTCAATCGAGTAATAAATACATCAAGTATTTCTTTTACTTCTTGTCTTGAATCTGAAATATAATTATCCATTCTATCATATTCACGAAGTAATCTATTTCTTGCATCTTGGGTATATGTCATAGTTTTCAAAGGTTCGCAACCTACTTCAACAAATCTTTCTTTTACTAGACTATAAATCTCAAATAAACTATTTGCGAATCTTTCAGTAGGGGGTTCTTTTGTTTCGTTAATTATACCAAATTGAGCAATCAATTCTCTTCTAATTTTGTCTTGAATAAAGGAAGGAACATCATGCACATACATAACCATTCTCGGTAGAACACCTGTTGTAGCCATAATCTCTTGAAGATTTCTTGGAGGATATGTCATAGCAATAACAGTTCTTTGACAATAACAAGACATTTCTCCACCTTCTTTTAACTGCTTGTTAATTACCCATGACTCTCCAGTTGTAGAATTCATTAGGCGATTTAAATATACAATAGAATTACTTTTATGTTGGCTTTCTTTGAATACTCCAGAATACTCAAACTCATCCCAATGTGCTAAACCGCTTCCTTCTAATGCACCTGCTACTCTTTGAAAGTAAACATCACCAATCTCACCACCATGAGTTTCTGCTTCTTCATCATTCTTAATGAGTTTCTTATCCATATAACCAATTAAAGCAGCATCAGTATAATCAATCAAAGAAAATATGTCAAAGTTTGTGTCCATTACTTTTTCGTCTTCTATTAAAGTTGGAGGGTGTTTACCTGTGCCATTAATTTTTTTGTATAGAGATTTTGTAATTGGGCCAACAAATCTCCATAAAGTAGATTTACCTGTTCCCGATGTTTGAATCCAACATAAGTGTATTCTAATATCATCCGTTAAATCACCATCTGGTATATGCACAAAGTCTTTACATATTGAACTCAACAAACTAAAAAAAGTTAATGTTGCTGGAGTATCATTATACTTTGAAAAACCAGTTGCCGTTTCATTCCATGCTCGCATAATAGCGGGTAATTCTGCTTGACTTACTGCTCCTAAATCTTCTGTAAATTGAGCATACCAGTCTTCTTCATTCATTTCATATTCATCTATCATAGTTTCACCTTATCTTCTGAATTTAATACGTTAAGTATTCTGTCTGCTAATACTTTTCCAAACCCATCTAGTTTCTGTATGTCAAAACTAGTTTGTTCTCCTATTTCCATAACAGACCCAAAGGTATCAATTAATACCTTTGCTTTTTTATAGGATACGCCTTTGATGCTAGTTAAAATATCAAGTCTTAAATCGTCGGTGCTTATTCTCTTAAATACTTGCGGTCTTATAACTTCTCTTTTTATTGGTTGCATTTTACAAATCGCTGTAATTATCAATGATGCTTCTTCTTCGCTCTTTACCCAAAAGGGTTTTATATCCGTGTCTAATACAATTCTACCTATTGCTCCTAGAAATTTATTTGATAACATAATCTTTCTAGAAGCGATAGGTAATTTGCTTTTACTGTGTTCAATAATATTGTGTATTCCTTCTGATAAATCTCCATAGATAATTACAACATTGTTCTTGTAATGTCTATCCATATTATCTAGTTGAGTCCATAGTCTTTTAGACATTACAGACCCAATGAAATCTACAACAGATTTTGCTTCAAAACATACATCAGAAAAGACATAATCTCCTATCTCTAACCATTTCTTCTCCGTTTGTATATTTAGAATTCTTGCCCGTTCTTCAACGAGTTTAACTAATTTAGAACCTTCTTTTTCTCTACTATCAATTATCAACATTTGGAAACCTCCAACATTTACCTATACAATATCCTTCTGAAATAAGTTTATCACAAGAAGGAGTTTTGTAATTGCCATGCACCGTAAAACGTGCGTGTTTGCGTGTTTGTCCTTCATCCCAGTCTAACCAAACTTCATCATTATTTTCAGCAATAGATTTAATCTCTTCAACGACCATATCTAAAACTTTATTCTTTTCTTCTAATGAAGTAAGATTAGTTCGCAAAGTCAATAAATCTCGATACCAAGATACAAGATATGCTCTCGCTAAATGCGAAGGATTCTCCGTCATTACTGCGTTATGCAAACACGGCAACATTGGAAGTTTTCCTTCATAGAACGGAACGCTAACTTCTCCTTCAACCGCTTCAATGGGGGGTTGTTCGGGAAACTTGACCTTTGTATTGCCAACCTTTCTAAAGGGAATACTTCTTGACTTAGATGCTAAGAGAATAATATCTTCAAGACTTGAACTAAGGTCATCATATAGCAAAGGAATACAGAAAAGAGAATTACCATTTTTATCTGAAGATGACATATTAACAGTATTCGGAACTCTCCGTAAACGAGTTGTTTGTCCGACCCTATCATCTAATGTATTATCATCGCCTACTTTTTCTTTTAAGATATTTTTGACGACTTTAAAATAAGCCTGTATATCTCGAATGTCTTGAGTTTCTTCACCATCTAAAAACAAATGAAAACCTCTTCCAGAAAAGAACAAAGTATGCATAATGTCATTCTCCATAACCCAATCCATAATTATTTTAACATCACGATATGCTTTATCAAGGTCATCATTATGTCCATCAAAGTCTAAAAATATTCTGTTTAGAATTACAGAAGAATCAATCTGTGCAGTTTCACTAAAATGCTCAAAATCATATACAGTTGTATATACATTCATCTTATTGTTGTAGTCCTTGACGAATTTAATATAATCATTCTTCGTCAGAACTATTTTTCTTTTCATTTGTCTTGCGTTTTTCAGATGGCTTCCCGCCCAAACTGCTCTCGGAAATTTCATTTTTTATTCCTCCAAAATTTACTGTTGCTGTATTCAGCATATTTTTTATTGTTCCTGCTACTTCTGCTTTAATATGTGTTAAACACATTTCTCTCAATACATCAGCATAGTAGTAGCCAACCATACTATCATTGATTTTTGTTTCTTTAATCATGTCGAATCTTTCAATCAGATTCATTTCAGAATAGATTTCATTCGATAAACTTTCAATTGTTACCATTAGATTTGATATTTCGTTGAATGTCCATGACCTTGCTTTTACTTTTAATTCAATTACTTCTTTCATAATTACACCCATGAATCTTCTTGTGCGGCATCACAAATACCAAAATAAGAACAATGAGCGCAAGTCTTGTAAAAGAACTTAGTAGGAAATGTATTCCTTTCATAGTGATGAATTAACTTAGCGATATTATTCATTACAGAAGTCATAGACCTTTTCTTTCTCTCTTCTGCATAAATGTAATTTGATGCTGGATAATACCAACCCCAATGGGTTACTTTATCATTTGGGTCAAGACCATTCTTAATCATAACTTCATCTGTTGCATTTTCGATAAGTAATTCATAAAACGCCATTTCTTTTCTCATTGAAGTTGTTTTGTAATCTTTCCAAAGACCAGTCTTATATTCAAAAGGAACGAGTCCTCCATTCTCCTTAAAAATTCGGTCAATGATTCCTTGAATGTGAATTACATAATCTCTTTGAAGAGGAAACTTTGGATTGATGTTTGCAGGGATTGTGATTTCAGCGTCAAACTTTCCTTCATTACAAACAGGCAGAAATTCTTCTATCTTATTTTCTGACCTTGCTTCAATAAATCGCTGTGCTTCAAGTGATGCTACTGTTACAGAAATATCATAATACTCATCAACAGGCATTAGTCCTGTGCAGTATTCTAAAATTTCACTATTGTTCATCTTTGATGCCTTCGCAATATCGAAGTCATTGAAAAAGTTCTCTCTATGATTGTGCAATACTGTTCCCTTTAGCATAGCCTCCGTTTGGTCTTGAGGCAATCGCTGGATATAAGAAAAGTCGTATTTCTTCGGACACCAATCGAAAGAACCCAAAGAAGACTTCGTTATTTTCAAGATTGGTTCTGAAGGGTCATCATAATTTTCAGGTTTCCATTGATAGGTGAACTCCCTCATCGAGGAAATCACCGCATTATATTTTTCATCGTTATTCATTTTACCACCATTCGTCTAATTTCATTTGTAGTTTGCCTGTCCGTATCGAAGAAATATCCCATTCCATCGCCTTGTAAATTGGCTTCGCTTTGTTTATTACTTCTTCTGCGTAGTGTTTGTAATTGGGAATGTAATCTTTGAAATCCTCATATACTGTTCCCGAAACAAAATCTACTTGTCTTTTTTCTTTTGTGAGAGGATGCGTATAGGTATCATTAACGCCTTGAACTTTCATAAACAAGTATGAATCATCAAAAGTTTTGTCTTCTTTTTCCCAAGCATACAGAACCCCTGCGATACCCGAACCGATTGTGGGTTTCTTGTATTTAGTTGTTAAGAAGAATTTGGTTTCAGTACCACATTTATCGCACCATTTAATCTTAAGACATTCAGTTAAATGATGTTGCTTTCTGCATTCTGGACATTTAACCTCAAATCTTTCTTTACGCAATCGACTTCTCTTGATAATCTCTTTGTTTTCGATTTTACCATTGATAACATCATTGTATTTTTCATGTAAATATTTGTTGATTTCTTTCATATCTTTTTGTTCTACCCACATTCTCAATACATTTGTTTGAACTTCTTTTGCAAGTTTAGTTTCACTAACACGTTTTGCAGTAAAACCTGTCATTGTGAATTTAGGTTCATCGAGCCAAACTCCATCCTCCCAAGATACTAAACCTGCATTTCTGTTCTTTGTTGTGCCAACACCCAATGCTGAAAAATACTTTTCAAATTCAAGAACAACAGGATGTTGCTCAAGATTTAATACATTAGGAAAGTGTTCCCGAACTGATTCTTCAATCTCTTTGATTGCTGATTCAGCCTTTTCAATAGATTCAATCTGAACATAGATTGAATCCGTGTGTCCATAAACTACTTTCATAGTATCACCATGCGTTTTCAAAATAGAGTTTACCATCAGTATATTGCATCAATTCCTGCTTGATTGTTTTAATATCTTTAACTAAGTCTGCGAATGTTACATTCTCTTCGTAAAGTAGACTTAATTCATTTTCAAGCCTCTTTACTGTTTGCTTCAAATTTGCTATTTCTGCTTTTAATTCTTTAATTTCTTTGCTCATAATATCACCGTTACGATTGTTATAATGGTTATTATATTTACGATATTTACCATCATCAATATCTTATTGCTTTTTGCTATCATAGATAACAGTTCTTCGAGAAGTTCATTGGTTTTGTCCATCATCATTCTCATCACTTACCTTTACTATTATAGCGTTTCTTTTAATGTTATTCATCATTTGAAATAATTCCTTTACTTCTTGTAAAGTAATATCCCATGTTTCTTCTGTATCATAAGATACTTCAACTGTTACAATTTTCTTCTTCATATAAATGCCTCCATTTTTCTTTAATTACCCAATGTCTGTTTCTTCTTGTTCCTACTGCAAAAGCATAAGGTTTCAATAATGACGCTAAACGATTAGACTTATAAACTGTTCCGTGTTCTCTTTCGTAAAAAGAAACTATTTCTTCTAAATCAAAACTATCTGGGTTTTCGATTTGTTTTAATGAATCAATTAACTTTTGTTTTATTCTGTAATTTCCTGAACTTCTTCCCATTTACTCCATCTCCTTTGCTTTAAATGCGGCTAAACGAATTGCTTCTCTTGCACTAGCAGTAATACTAGCGGCTAAATCTACATCAGCCCAACCAAATCCTTGAAAGGCTACAATGCCATAGAATGATGCCATTAATCTTTTTACTGCCATTTGATTGTTATACCACTTGACATATTCATTTTTATCATCATTCTCTCTTGCTTCTTTCATAAGACGTTTGTATTCATTTCTCAATTCTTTTAATTCAAGAACTGCTCTCGGTAAAAGGCCGAGATTATCTGTCTTATAATAGAGCATTTGTTCTCTATCAGTAATACTGAAATCTCTCGGTGTTAAAATATTTACACCAAATTCTGTTGGTTCTTCTGATTTAGTTTCCCATGAAATGTTTCTTGCAATCATCATACTGGGATAAAGGCCAGCAAAATCAAAAGCAGCGACATTAAGATGCAATCCATTTGTTTCTTCACTTAATGGGTCATAAATCATAGCACCATCATATTCTTGACGCTTCTCTACCTTTTCACCTGTTGGTGCAATCCATGTAGCATTACGCATAAAATAGATTGAACCCATATGACTTGCATAAAAACAAGCATCGAAAGGTGCAATCAATAACCTTTGTAGTGCGATAATTGCTTCACTACAATAATTTAATTCATCTAATTCTACCATTAGTTCAACATCAATCAAAGCATACTTCAAATATGTTTCAGTATCTTCTAACCATGCTCTACGATAAAACTCGTTGGGGTCTGGAAACTTTTCTGAAACCAGTTTCTTTCGATTAAGAACTAATTCAGATACATAATCTAAACTCAATGAAGGTAAAGTTCCTCTTTGCGAGTCATTCCATTGACGTTCAAAGGCCATGTCTAAATTGAGGGTAATGCGCCCCTTGATGGGTTGTTCGATACTTCCGAACCCGTTTTCACCGTAAAGGAATTTGTAGCCGTTCTTCGTTGATACAACACCCTTTACTTGGCTTACAGGAGATATTACTAAGGGATTCAGACCCAAAGCACACGCTCGCTCAAGTAGTTTCGGAACATCAGCAAAATTACCAAACCATGAAATAAGCATATCTGGATTTTTTTCTTGAAGTGTTAGCATAAAATTTTCAAGCATATCTTTTTCACTTTCAAAGGTAAAGGTCGCAGTAACATCATAAATAAGATTACGTTGTGTATTTTCTGGAAACCATACCCATTGGTAATATTTTTCATCATAATTATCATACATTACCATAGTAGTAATACAATCGTGATATTGTCCACCTTGTTGCCATTCCATATCCCAATACCATTTACGCATTTTATATTCAGGTAAAGAACCTAAAGTATCAACTGCATATCTAAACGATAAAGGGACATCTGCTTCATATGTTTGAAGAAAACTTTTCTTTGCAATTTTAATATCTTTAGCAGATTCAACATATACACGAACAAGTTTTGTTCCTTCAAGATTATACCAATCTCCTTCTTCATAAACAAAATCTCTTTCAATAAACTTTGAAGGTTTGTATGAAGTTGGTCGCTTTGAATTTACTGAGATGTAGAAATAAGGTATAAAATTTTCAACCTTTTCTATTAATTCTTCCCCATCTCTCCATGAAGTGTAAATTGTTTTTCCATTATCTAATGCACTAATTATCATTTTAATTCCCCGATGTGAACGGTGCTTTTACTAATTTTCTATCTTCTGAAACAAGAAGTAGTGGAAACTCATCTTTCACATAGAAATTAATTTTTGATTTCTTTGGAAAGAACTTATGTAGTGGCCCACTAAATTCTAATGTTGCAGGTTCTCCTGTATTCTGGTCAGGAGTAATTGTTTCTTTGTATTTATTCTGAACGGTAGAACCCGTTGAAAACTCAACAGAAGTTCCATCATAATCCAACTTATATGCACCATGCTTTGCTAATTCGCAAGATGAAATACAATCTGCAAATACTGATTGTTCTAATGTAAAAGCACCTTCAAAATTAGAACTACCAAATTTAGGCAGGGTTTCTATTTCTTCGTCGTAAGAAATATGCTCAAGCATAGTATTAAGTCGAGTCAATACTGTCATGTTTGGATGATTAACAACCCTTGAAACAGATGCAGTTTTATTATCAGAAGAAATCTTAAGAAAATCTTCTCCTTCAAATAAAGTCATGTCTCCAAACTTTTTGAGATATGGTAGAATAACTTGCGTATCACAAATAAATTCTCCATCTTCTGCACCTAAAACTTGTAATGTAATATTCATTCCAAAGGTTGCGTCGCCATTCCAAAGATTAAGAATACGGCCTTCTAAATTCATATAAACATATGAACCCATAGAATTACTGGAGAATCCTGATGAAGTTAGGTATTTACCTTTACCTTGAATGCTTTCTAATGCTTCTGTAATTTCTTTTGTATTTGCTGCAAATTTCAAATCTTTCCCTCCTGCAATTCAGGAATACCGTTCCAAACGATATTTGGTGGCGTTCCTTGTCGAATAGTCCAGCGTGTTCCTACTAAGTTGCCATTAGTTCTTGAACCAATTAATTCAGCAACAAAGTGTATTTCACCCTTTACTTTTCTCTTAGAACAATGAATCTCTTGTTCTAGTTTTCCGCCCCAATCCTTCCATGCAGGTTGAATACCCGTAGCAACATTATCTACATACTTTTCAGTTTCGTGAGTAATATAAATTACATCACACTTTAGATTAAAGATTGCTTCAAGTAAATAATAGAAAGTTTTGTTTCGTGGGCCATACTGATATGGCATCATCTTTGTTACAACTGTTGGGTTTGGATTAACTTTGTAAATACATTTTTCAAACCATGTATCTACTCCATCCATCACAAAGATAGGCTTTTCACCGTTTTCAATTTGTCCTCGAACATAACGAATAAAGTCATGTGAGTTTTGTTCAGACGCAGTAATATCAATTTTGTTTTCTTTGTCTTGAACAATTGGGTCAAATACTTCAATTCGTTCTGTTGCGTCATGGCATTCAATCCATGTAGATTCAACGCCACTATCCCAATCTAAAACGTAAATCTTACGTTCTGGGAAATCGAGAGCAATACCAGTTTTACCTGTCTTTGGTTCTCCCCAAATACCAAGAACCATTCGGCTCTTTCTATCCTTTCTTTTTTGTTCCATAATTTGTCGAAAGCGAGAATTAAATTCTTCTTGTTGCTTTCCAAAATTTGTCTTCTCATCTTTATTTGTATTATCTGTTATTCCCATAACTATCACCTAATTCATTTATATCTATATCTAATTCTTTACCATGCATCTTTGTCCATGCCATTACGATAGTTGCTAATTCATATTTATCGCAAATATATCTTGCTTCCTTTGTTTGGAAATGCATCTTTAGCCAATAAGTTCCGTTCTCTTTCTCGTTCTTTCTCCAAGTTAAGAAATCAACATTTGCTAAATCAACGATATATGCATCGCCTTTCAAAAGGAATCTTTCTTCTTTTAAATCTGTTGTCATAAAAATTCCTCATTTAATAGGGCTTTGCACCCCTTTGACAGTCATCACCAGCCTACTGTTACACTATCCTTTGATTTTAATTATTACCTAATCAAAACCAATCTAAATCGTCTTCAACAACTTCAACTGTTTCTGGAGGCGCACCAACACGATTAGTTACCATTAATCCTGAAACATTGATTGTTACTGCATCAGCGACACCATCAACAATTCTTTGAGATGTTCGACCAACAACAATAACAGAAGAAGCAATTCCGAAGTCAATATCAATATGGCTAGGAATCCAACAGGTTGTGTAATTCTCACCATCTTCAACAAATTCAGCAGAAAGGTCGCTAATGTTAATAATTCGATTACCATTCGCAGTAGCGGTCATAGTAATACTATCAACAGAACCATCTGTAATAATAAATCGCTCTCTTGCAGGTAGAGTTTGTCGTTCAATGTGCGCTCTATCAACATTTGAAAGAGGAACAAGATGACTCTTGAAATTTGTCGCTAAACAAGATTCAAAGTCAAAACTTGACATATCTCGGTAATCGTCGCCTTCTGGGTCTACTTCAGTATTGAGCATAAGACTCTTCAAAGTCGTGGTTGTCATACCATAGATTGCAGAACCATCATCACTAGGAATACAAAGGAAATGAATCCATTCATAACAATTAGGAGAAAAATCAACGGCAGGTTGATTCTTATATGAAAACATATAAGTTGCCATTTCTCCGCCATCTAAAGAACCATAGAAAATACCAGTTCTTCGGAATTGTTCCAAAGGCAAAGGTTTTCCATAGTTTCGGTTCTTTGCACCAGACATATATGTTGGTTGATTATCAAGAGGAATAATGGTAGAACCATCTTCTGTTTCTTCTGCACCATCGGGCAAAGAAGAAACTTTCTTCTCTTCATATTCATTGTTATGATAACGAGCAACAGTCCACGTATTATCATCATTTTGCGTAGCAACGGCAACATGACCATCTTCTAATGCTCTATCAGCATCACGAAGATACTCTTCTTTTGCTCGATTACGATTCCAACTCATCATATCTCTTGGTGCTTCTAAAGCAACAAAGAAACCAAACGCCTTCTTTACTAAAGAATTACTTCCAGTATTAGAAGAGTTATTGCTTACTTTCTTCATACGTTGAACATTTCCAACATATCCACGCCATAGAGCGAGAGCGATTTGAGAATCCTCGCTTGTTGTGTTTTCCTTACAAATCTCTTTGAATTTGTCCATCGCTTCTTCGACAGACATTTCAACAATCTTTGCGCCTATTTCAATTTCTTTTTTCAATTTTTCTTGCATATTTTTCACTTCCGCATTTTTTATTTTTTTGTCCTTTACATCAATTGCCCAACAAACCATGATACTAATACTCTCGGTGTCATGGTTGTTGAACGATATTCACTTTCTCCTAATGTTCTTAGATATTTAAATTTAACATTGCTATCTAACCCATTCATGTTTATTACCGCATCGTGTAATCCAATACATATTTCTGAAATATCACGACCTGCATAAATCATATCATGGAGTATAGAAAGAACTGTTGTATCTTTATTATTTATCAAATTAATTATTTTTACATATTCTTCTAATGAAATTTCACTTTGCTTCTTTAGTGAAATGTTTGAGTATTTTGCGGCCTGTATCTCGGTTATCGCTCTCCTTAAATCACCGTTTAGAGTGGCTATAAAGGAACTCAATTCATTATCATCAAATCCAGTTATTTCTTCACGTTGAAGAATACCTTTCACAACTTCCAATATTCGGTCATTGGACAAAGGCTTAAAATGATAATTAGCACATCTACTTTGGATAGGGTGAATGATTTTGTTCTTATTATTACAAGTAATAATAAAACGAATATTACTTGCATAGCGTTCCATAATTCTCTTTAATGCATTTTGAGCATCATTTGTCATTCCTTCCATTTCATCCAATAATAGAATCTTAAACGGAACATCACCGATAGTTCCTGTTTGTGCTATTTGTTTGATAAGTGTTCTTACAGTTTCAAGTTTTCTATCATCAGATGCATTAATCTCAAAGAAATTATCTGCCGCATTTTCTCCTAAAATAGAATATGCTAGTGCTAATCCCGCACCTGTTTTACCTGTACCTGCTCTTCCATAAAAGAGAAGATTTGGCATATCTTTTTCTTCAATCCATAATTCAGCATCCATTGTAAAATGTTCTTGTCCTACAATGTCGCCTATTCCTTTTGGTCTATATTTTTCTGTCCATAACATTTTTATTCACCATTAAAATAATCCGTTAAACTTCTTACCTCTATTCGGGTAGGAGTTCTTTTTGTTCTTCTTTCTTTTTCTTTTAAGCCTAGCAATCTAGAATCAGCATTGTTAAGTTTGTTTCTTACATATTTAGCAAAGCCTTCATCATTTAGTAATTGTTTTAGCACACTCACGTTAGAATTACTAATGCCCAGTTTTCTTGCTAAGTATGGTTTCTTAGAATAAGATTTACGTTGAGGCATTTTCAATCTGCCATAGTTTAAACCATCATGTCTATACGCCAACATTTCATAGAAATATCTTTGACTCCATCTTCTCTTTACCACACTATCAATGAAAACCAATTTATTAGGATGTACGTTTTCACACAACCATGAAAGAATCTGAACATCGGGAGGTTTATTGTAAACTAATAATTCAGCCATTAAATCCCTATCAGTTTGCTTAAGATACTCCCTCACAAGAGAATAAGTATCTCTCTTGTAAAGAACTGGTTCTTCGCTTCTAGGGGCTTTATTTTTAATAGACTCCCTTAAATAATTTTTACCTCCTGCTCTTTTGATTTGACACAGGTTTTTGATTTCCTTTGGAACATCCTTTTCGTTAATAGAAGTCAGAACAATTTGTCCTTTGTAATTTCTAATAATGAACAACACTTCTTCTTTCTTTGCTTTATGATGAACGTCTTCAATAATGATTCCATCATCAATTGGAATTGAGAATACATCTTTGATTCCCATTTCATTAGCATAAACAATAATAGGATTATTTACAAAAGTCTTTGCCTTTGTAGATTTACCTGTTCCTGTTTTTCCTGTTAGAAGTATTGGTCTATTCTTTTTCATATTTGTTAATCCCATTATACTACACCTTTTATTTCAAATAATCTTTCCATACCTTCTAAGGTTAGATGTTTCTTTTCTGAAATTATATCTACACATTCTAGAAATGAATTCCATTCTCCTTTTGAATGAGGGAGATTAGGATTCACTATTGACTTTATTAGATATAAGTTCTTGATTCCACCAATTCTTAGAATAGGCTTACGTCTCGTAGAATGTTCTTCTGAACGATATGTAGTTTCAATACCATGTTGTAACAAACTACGCTGAACCGCTAAAAGAAATTCAGCATCGGCTCGAATATTTAATCTTAAACGAACTCTATAACCAATAGAAGAAGCATCAGAAGAAACAATGTTTAGGTCCATCTTTGTTGATGAAAGAAGAATACCACATAGCATATCTTTACTAAACATTACAAGTCCTCCAAATACTTTGAATTATCGGGCCAATAACCATTAGGGTCTTGAGTAGGGTGCATTTCCCACCAATAGAAATGAGCAGGAGTAATTGTTTTATGACCACGTTTTTCAGCATTTTCTTCAGCAGCAACTACTAAATCTTCAATTGCTCCTTCCATCCACAATTTAAGAAAAGCAATAAAATCTCTTGAAATAGGCATATCAGTATATTCCTTAACCATAGCCCTTAGTGAGAGTTTACCAGAACGATTAAACTTAGGTAAGGATGGTTTTTCGGGAACAATGAATTCTCCTTCTTCGTTGAAGTATGGCACTAATTCTACTTTCATTTTTCTTGGCCGACCTTGTGGATTTACAACATCCTTTAGATGTGCCATTCCTTCTTCAATGCGAATTACTGAATAAGTAATTCTATCAATTACAGTTAAATCTCCTTTCTTAATCATTCTCCTTCCTCCTGTATTCCTTGCATTAGAACAGATTTAACCACTTCATAGTCTGCTTCTTTTTCAAGAACTTGAATAGCCAATCTGAATACTTGGCGTAGTCTTCCCATTTCTTCAGTTGTTTTCGTTAATCTAGGAGTATTCCAAACTCTCTTTTGTTCTTCAAAGTCTAAAAATGCATCAACATCACTATCTTGAATTTTTAATTCCTTAAGAATCTTAACATTGGTAGGAGTAAGAATTGCTTCTTCTCCATCTGCAAGACGAATCTCATGTAGTCTTTTATGCAAAAGAAAAAGTTCTCGTTGAATAGTCCTAATTTTTCCATAATGAGTTCCTATGAATCTTCCTACTGCCATTCTAGACAATTTAGAAATTTCATATATTTGCCCTTTATCATTTACTACATATCCATTTACATAAGTCATTGTAATTCCTCCATTCTTTTAAGCGTGTCAATATCATTGACAAATTTATCCTCTCGAATCCTTTTACATCTTGGAAATCTGAGAGAAAGATTTCCTTTAGCATCTTTACTCACCAAATCAGCACGTATTTCTAATACGATGCGAGGTAAGAAATGATAAGTTCCATCCTTGAAAGACTCAACATTCTTTCTTAGATTACTAGTGAGATTAATTAGTTGTGTGTCTGTAAAGCCACTTCCGCACCAACCAGCAGAAGTAAAACCATTATCTGATTTTACTGCAATTTCAAATGTAGCAAATACATTTGAGTTCTTTCCATCACCATACTTCGCTGAGATAATAACTACATCTAAATCAATTAGAGGTGGTTTATACTTAGCCCAATACTTTGACCTTTTACCAGACTCATAAGGTGCATTTGCATCCTTTACAATAATTCCTTCAAATCCTTCATTGATTGCTTTATTGTAGAAAGCCATCACATCTGTTGTTGAACGCTCGGCTTGGTCAGGTAAACTATTCATTTCTATCAGACGTTGAGAATAAGGTAGATTCATTATTGTTATACCTTTATACATTAAACAATCAAATATAACCCACTTTACTGGGCATTTAGAAATCGCTTCTGCTTTATCTTTTGAATGAACTCTTGTGGCAAGTTTAGAATGAGGCGCAGGTAATCCGTTCTCTATTGGGTAAATTTCTCCATCAAGAATAAGATTATTAACCTCGTAGTTTCGGACTATTTGTGCGACATCAGAAAACTGTTCTGTTACAATTTTTCCTGTTCGGTTAAAAATAATAACGCTTTCGTCCTGCTTATGAATTTGATAACGATTACCGTCATACTTGAAATCTACAATTTTATTTGAAGGCCACTTATTCATAGGAATTGCTTTTGCAAGCATTGGTGAAACAAATGCGCCATGAGTTAAGTTCATCGGTGGTTCTTCATTCATTTCATAGTATGAAATAACATCAGTCATGCTGTTAAAATTACAATGCTTTTTAACATCTGCAACCTTTTTACCATAGTGCTTTGCTAACACTTTCTTGAGTGTAGAGGACTGAATACCGTTTCTCGGTGTTCTTAACCAATAACGGATAAACCACTTTACTTCAGTATCAGACATATTTAGTAGGTGTTCTTCAACCAAAGCAAATGAATTAGAAGTCATATTAGAACAATCTAGTTCAAGAAGAGTCTTGAAGGTTTTAATTGTATATTTATTATCCTTCTGAGAATTATCGAACCAATACATCGCTTCTCCCAAATCTCCGTAAGTATCATATTCTACATCAATTTCATCCTCAAATACGTCATAAATTTTAGCCATCCATTTCTTAGCCTTTGCCAAACCAATATTGTTTGGTGCTAATTCTAGAGACAAAATACTGAATAGTATTTGTTTATCTTCAAAACTCTCCATTTCCTTTGAAAGAAATGTTACTGCTTGAGTTGGAGTCATAGACTCGCTCGCTTCCAGTAATCTCGCTAATTTCTTCATTGTCATCTATCATCACTTCCTTATTTTTATTTACTTCTTTAATCAATTGTTTAAGTAATTGACTAATCCTTCCTTCATGTTTTTCTGAATATTCCCACATGGCATTAGCCAAGTATATCCAATCATTCTTCTTCATCGCCAATCACCAACAAGAAACTTAAAAAGTTGCTCATCATATTTGACAGAATTTCTGCTTCTTCGATTTTTCCAATCGCTAAAAGTTTATTCTGCAAACTAATCATAGTCCCTTGAGTAATTGCAGGTGCAATCTTAGCAAGAGAACCATTCAATTGTATTTCCCAATAAGAAATAAATGAGGCTCTTGCAAAGTAAGAAGCATATCTTACATCTTGTTGTCCTGTATTAAACATCTCAAGGTATGAACCGTGTAGTTTCTTTCGCTTTTCTTTGCACCATGATGCAAACTTCTTATCATTATTTGCTATTAAATATAGTTTATTCATATTCATATTATCACCTAAAATATGGCCATCCTTCTAATTTTCGACAAAGTTGTGTAATTAACCTTAAGTGTGCATTTCCGTTTTCTGGATTTTTTTCCTGCATTTTTAAAATCATTTTTACTCCCTTTCTGGTGTCTTCGGGAACTTCCTTAGCACTAATAAGCCATCTGTGTATGGATTCGAATTTTTCTTGGTAATGTTCTCTTAAGAACTCTTTCTTGTGTTTCTCCCATTTTTCTAAAATTGTTGGGAAATGTTCCATCATCCATCTTTGGTATTCTCTTTCAATGTTCATTCTTCTTCATCTCCGTATATTTTCAATTGTTCCTTTAATATTTCTTTAAATAAAATACTTTGAATTGTATCAAAACAATTCTTTACATCTTCACGTTGCATAGTAGCCCCACGAAGCCCCTCACCTGCGGGAATGCCTTTCCTAATATCAACATAGCAAGCAAATAAATCAACCAATTCACTTGCTAAAAATTTGAATTCGTTGAATGCTTCCATAGAATGCTTCCTTAATGAATTTGCTCTCCGCAACGATTTTTTAACTTGGACATCACTCATCCTCTTTATTCTCATTTAATTTCCTCCTTAGTAAGTTTAAGACTTTATTAGCCTCATCAATATTCATTCTTATTCCTTTTCCTGTTGGTTTGTCTTTTTTGAACCAGCGAATATCAACTACTTCAACATTCCAATATGTTCCTGTTTGAATTACAATTTCTTCATCAGAATTTCTGACTACTGAACCTATTCTTTCAAGACTCAATTCATCCACCCCTGTTTAAATTTCTTTAAATCTTGAGCAGATGTAAAGTATCGAGGAACATCTAATTGGTCTAAACGATTAACAACCCAACAAGTTCCACCTAATGAAGATATTTGAACAATTTCAAATTGGCCTTCGTTTACTTCTAAAACTTCAGAAGTATTAATTTCTGGAACTAAACCGTAAGACTTCGTTATCTCCTTAGCGATTTCATGAATGTTTTCTACAACATATTTTATGATATGCGCTCTTTGAATTGGAATCTTTGGTGCTACTGGGATTTGTAATTTACCAGTCATATTGCAGACTTTACATTTATTGCCTTCACAAATAGGGCATTTAATCTCCGCTTTATGTGGTGCAGGTAATGTTACAGTAATTGCTCGTTTCAATGAAAGCCCTCCCAATAATAATCTTCTTGATAGAATCCTTCAGTATCTTCTACTTCTTCGGGTTCTGAAAATAGATACAAGTGGTAGAGATTAAGCGCATAAAGTATTGCTACACATAAAAATAGATAAAATAAATCTTTCATTCGTGAACCCCCATAATTTTGTTAATTCTTTCTTGTAGTGTATTTGCTAAATCGGGACGGCCTAATAAGTTTATGATAGCAATAGCATCAACACAAACATTAATTAATCTATCTTTCATTTTATTCCCCCATCAATACTGCTACGTCGGTAGTCAAGAAAAGGTTTGCGATTGACATAGCAGCATTAAAACTTCCTAATGTTACAAGAAGAGGGTCAAAGATTCCTGCTTCTCTTAAATCACAAGAAACACCTGTTACCATATTTATTCCTGTATCTTTATAGTCATCGAGAATAGTATTATATCTATCAATATCAATTCCTGCATTTTCTACCAATGCTTGCAAAGGAGCAGTTAAAGATTTATACACAATAAAATCTCCTTTTTGTTCAATGTCTAAAACATTTCTTGCATTAAACAATGACTTTCCGCCACCAATAATAATTCCTCCCTTCAATGCAGATTTAGTCGCATTTAGAGCATCATCAAGTCTTTCCTTTGTTTCACGCAGTTCAACGGTAGAACCAGCACCAACATGAATAATGGCAACGCCACCCGCCAAACGAGCCAAACGACGCTTTAATCTTGCTTTGTCAATGCCCTTTGCATCATCAATACTTCCTCTCAATTGAGCGATTTTGTCTTTCGGATTACCTTCTCCGCCAATTAGAATTGTTTTCTCCTTCGACACCACAACCTTCAAGCAACTTCCAAGTTCTGTTAATGAAACTAATTGAGGGTCATCCTTTGCTTCGTTAGTAAATACTTTACCTCCTACTAAAGATTGAATGTCTCCTAATTCATCAATTTGAGCATCACCAAAATTAGGTGCAAGAATAGCGGCACATTGAATAGTATTTGCAACTACATTAGCAATAAGATTGTTTAATGCTGAACCTTCCATACCTTTACACATAATTAACAATGGTCTGCTTTGTGCAGAAGAAATCTCAAGAAGTGGTAGAATATCTTTGAAGTTACGGATATTAAGATTCGACATAAAGATAAGAGGATTCTCAAATACGGCTTCACCATTTTCAGTATTTGCCATAAGATGACTTAGATAACCTTCATCAAGTTCAATTCCTTCTTTTACTTCAAGATAAGTCTTATTTGTTTTAGATTCCTCTACTGCAACAATGCCTTCTTTACCAACAGTCTTAACTGCTTCGCTGATAATATTCGCCATTCCTTCATCATTGTTTGATGCAATCATGGCAATATCGAATACATTCTCTTCATCAATTTCTGTGGCAGTTTCTTCTAAATAGTGAACAATCTTTCTTTGAGCCAAAAGCAATTCATTTCTTAATTGATGAAGATTATACATCTCTTCATTATCAAGAATATTTTGACAAAGAGCCTGTGCTAAAACACAAGCCGTTGTAGTTCCATCACCAGAAGTATCTTGAGCCTTTGATGCAATATTCTGAACTAACTGAATACCCATATTAACGAACTGGTCTTCAGCATTTACATACTTTGCAATTGTTACTCCGTCATTAATTACAACAGGAGGATTACCCTGCAAAATAACTGTTTTTGCTTGTGGCCCTAATGTTGGTTTAACCGTATTAGCAACAAGATTAATTCCTTCCATTAATTTCTTTTTTACTTCATCTCCGAATAAAATCATTCTTCCATCTCCTTTGACCTTTTCCATGCATCAAAAAGTTGTTTTAGAATAGAAGGGTGAGTTTCATTAACCCACGTTAGAAATTCTGCAACTCCCTCTATTGCCATTTCTTCAGTAAATACTCTCATTCTAGCACCGCCAAAATCCAATCATCGTGAATAAACTTAAATTCTCCTAAATCTTCAATGGGCTTCATTAAAGAAAATACAATGCGCTTTCCAATAATATCTTTATTCTTGCTATCTACAACAATGCCGACATTGTTCTCCTTTACAATAATTTGACCTACTGTATCTTCGTCTTGCAATACTACTGAATACTTTCCATATGCCTTCATTCTTCTTCACTCCCGACATAAACCCACTTTTTCTTCATGGTTCTATCCGTATAAGTCCAAACGTGGTTCTTATGAAACTTTTGTAGTTTTTTCCACCGTTCAGTTTTCTTAGACCAAGTTACACCCTTTTCTGGGTTACGCTTGTTCTTGTCATTTGGATGATTTTCAAAGTGCTTTTCTCTTCTTTGTGCAACAGGTGATGGTGATTTCTTTTGCATCATTCTTCCTCCATAAAAGTATTAACAAATTCTTCTTCTTCATACCAACCCAAAGAAGGTGCTAAAGAAAGTTGATTGTTATTGTTTTGCCAATAAGATTCACCCGCATTACTTTCTTGAATGAAAAGATTATCTGGGTCAGTATTCTGCCAAAAACCAAAGTGTTCTTCTCCACCAAGAACATAGGCTTCTTTCATTTGAGTTTTCCAAGTTCCAACAGTTTTCCAATCAACTCCGCTAAAATATGCTCGACCAAATGGATGAGTATGAATCCAACATTTAATCGGCAATTTTAGCCCTGTCGGTTGTTGCATAAAAGATACAAAACCTGATGAACCAGTAGAAACAAAACAATTGTCGTTATTATCTACAACAACTTGAACTTCAAGATGTGGTAGAATATTTGTAGACATATCCCAAATAACCTTAAAGAAACTAGTTTCTGCAAAAGGTTCATATTCTGATTCTGGATTATACCAGTCAGTTCTTGCATTCCATACTTCCTTTATGCCATCAATGACATATTCTCTTCGCTTTTGTATTTCTTCTTCAAACGGTATCATTATTTTCACCTACTAGTTTATTCAATTTTGCTTGTAGTTTTTGTTGCTTCTTCAACTTTCGTCGTTCTCGACGAGTAAGAGGCTTTTTCTTTGCTTCGGCCAAAAGACCTTCCATTTTCTTTGTATATTTCTCAAAGGCCAATTTCCACGATTCTTCAGACAATGTTAAAGTAGTAGTCAGTTGTCTTTGTTGCGACTTAAGTTTGCTAACCTCTTTTCTTAGGCTAACAATACTTTCTTTCTTTTGCTTGAGAAGTTTCTCAAGGTCTGAATAAGAAAGTTTCTTTTCCGTCTTTGTTTTCTTAGCACTAGTCTTTTCTGTCTTTGCAGAAAGAACCTTCTTAAGTTTCTTACGTTCCTTAAGATAAGCATTCCAACACTTTTTGCATTGTCTTACACCTTTCTTTTTCATTGAAGGGTATCGGTTATCGTCTGTCAATTCAACACCACAAGTTCGACATTCCTTCTTATTAGAAATCTTTTTCTTTGAAGTCTTTTTCTTAGGCTTAGGGCTAGGCTTAGCCTTTTTACCAACTGCTCTTGTATTTGTTCCAAGTGGAGTTCCACCCTTTGCAGATTTCTTTCTCAAAGAAGAAGCCTTAACCTCAACCGATTTAAATGTCCTTTTCTTACCAAACTTTTTAGTATATTTGGCATAGATTTCCTTTGCTGTTTTGTTCAAATGTAAATACATAAACGCTGTTTCTTCTGTTGTCCACTTCATATTTTTCACTTCCTTATAGGTTAATAACCATAAAATCCTTTGTTTCTTCATTGTTGAAGAATTTTTGCATCCATTGTGCGCCCATTCCCGCAATTGCTACTTGTAGGAATTGAACGCCTTCTTCTGTTTTATCCCATTCATCGCCTTGACAACTAAAACTACCGTCAGGGCCACTCAATAATGTATCATACATCTTTGGGTCAGAATTACTGGAAATAAATGCAGCATTTCTGCCTTGCGCTCGCAAATCGAGCCACTTTAGATTACTATTATACAATGTGCGTCTAACTCCTAGATTATCTACACAACATATAACTAAATCATATCCTTTCATTTGCTTTTCTGTCAGAATTGGATAAGTATTTGCGAAGTCTACTGATGAATATTCATCACGCATTACAATCGCCTTATTTTGTCCAACATGACCTTTGGTAAAGTTTTGATAAGTTAAATTCTTTTCTTCAACAGTATCGGGGTCAGCAACATGAATCTCATAAAGACTCAATTTATTCAAAATTTGAATAAGCCAACTTCCAATACCGCCTGCTCCGATAACTAATACTTTTCTCATATTTATTTCTCCATTAAATTATTTATATCCTTTCCTTTGATTTCCTTTACTGATTTCTTACCAATAAGTTCTAGAATCTTCTTTGTTTGATTGTAAATGTTCTTTCTTTGAAAGCCTGTCTTTTCAGCAATTGTTGTTCCAGAAATACGATAACAAAACATATTGGTTGCTATCCAACAGATACTTGCATTGTAGCACCTACCTTTGTTAAAAGTCGTATCAATTAACAATCTCTCAAAATACTCAAAGACCTTTTCACATCTTGCATGATATATAGGCTCATCTGAAATAAGAGCAACACATCTACTAAATTCAAACCTTTGATTTGAAAATGAAACTGTTCTTAAGTTCTTTGTAATTCTAGAAACTAATTTTCTTACCTTTCTTTGAGAGCAGGAAAATTCTGAACATATCTCTTTGTATGTCAATGGCGTTCCGTTTTCTTTCAGAACATAAGATACAATTGCTGTTGCTCTTATTTCTAAGGAATCTCCAGTATTAAAGAAACCTTTACGATAAAGACTCAGATATAGTTCTTCTGTTCTAGATTTAAGACCAACAAATTCATGCTTTGCTAAAATCATATTACAATGCGTTAAAGCATTTTGAACAGTTCTAGGAATCAAATTATCTGTATTCCATCTGTTAAACTTCGTTGAGCCTTTTCCTGTAACAACCGAACCTAATCTATTTGTATCAATGTTTCTATCATAGAAACCATCTGCAAAAGATACTGATTCATCGAATGCTTCATAGATAGCAACTAATCCACATTCATTACAGACCTTTTCACCGAGTCTTTCGTCAAATCTAAAATCTCTCATTCCGCATTCTTCACATCTCATTATTATCATCTCTATTCAATTTACTACTTAAATCTTTATTCCTTACAGTATCGGGTTCTCCGCTTAGGTAATTCTTGATTGTCTTTACTAATGTAACAAGCATTTTATCATTCATTGTAGACATAATTCTAGAAACATATTGGTCGCCCATTGAAGAACCTGTTGCGAGATTATCTATACAAATTGGGCCACGCCAATGTGGTTGTTGATGAACCTGTAAATGCTTGCCGTTTTCATCAAGTATTTTTTCTCCCTCTCTTGTATAACAATTAACAAGATAGGGTTGCCAAACTGATACTCTTACTTTTTGTAAATCAGAACTAACTGCACCGCCCTCTATTTTCCAATCATATAATTGACCACGAACATAAACCGCAGTAATATCATCTTCTTTTCTTTCTGCCCAAATCTTATGTTTAAACTTTTCAAGTGTTTCATCAAGAAGTTTCATCGCTCGCTTTTCTACAATATCTCCTTGACGATTTTGTTTCAGAAATTCTATCATTAGTTCATGTTCTGAATCAGAAGGATTTCTTTCAATTAAACGATAAAATAAATCTCTAGGTGATAGATTTGTCCAGTTTCCTCGCTTTTTATCATG